GTCCTTGGGGGTTGAGTGGGTGGGAAGCCTAAGTGTACCACAGGCTATAAAGTTTTAAGCTTAAAAGTTTAGTCAAGTATAGAAGTTGTTACAATGTAACAAAAGGGGGGTCGGGCGTTACAAAAGGGCGTAACTATAGTGGGGAGGTGGGGAAGTGAGCAACCATGCGGGTTCGTGACATTGTATAGTTATAGTATAGGGCTGAAATGTGTTGTTTTTATGTTGAAGTTACACTGTAACAGCCTTTTCGGGATTGAGCGAGTCAAAAACCACACTATAAAATTATAACGGCTACAAACACACAAAAGACGGGTGTATAGTATAGCCTGATTTTGACCGTCATAATTCCTAAAAAGCTGTTACAATGTAACAATATAATATAATATATCTATCTCTCTCTCTCTCTCAGAGTTTTTGAAACGCTTAGTATTACTTTTGCAGGGCTAGTAGCAAAAAAACAACGTTACAGGGTTTTGTAACAAATGAGGGGTGTTTTGTTACATTGTAACAAGCTGCAAAGTTTTAAGCTTAAAAGTTTCGCCACCCCAAACGTCATAGTTGCCGAGCCTGCCCCTTGCCACGCAGTCAAAAAGTTTTAAGCTTAAAAGTTTGGGTTGCCCCGATGCTCTCGCTCGCTCACGTACGCACGCGCACGCGCCCGCTCTCCCGCACGGTCAGACTACTATGACGTTTTCCAAACGCATACTACAAAAACACGAGACGAAAAAAAGCCACCTTGCGGTGGCTTGGTGGCAAGGGCTTGCGCCCTTGTGGTTTACTTACCTAAAACAGTTTCTTTAAAATCAGGGTAAGTCTCGACAATGTAGTCAATTAAACCCGATGCAAAATTTAACTGATTCAAGATGCGTGCTTGCGCCAGTGCTTTACTGAGGGTTTTGTGCATCTCAGGAATTGTGGTGGTTTCCACTTTGCCAGATTTTGGGGCTTCTGTTTTTGTGGCGTCAGATTTTGCTTTGCTTTTGACATTGTGTAAGTCTCTGGAAAAGGGCACGCCAGTTTCAAAAGCAATCCAAAAGCAAGTCTGATAAATGCTTGCGCTTCCCTTGGAAATATACTCTGAGCTTGCGAGCTTGTCGAAAAGGGCTTTCACCTCTTTTTTGGCATCATTAGAAGATGCGTTACCCTTCATGTAGAGGGCTTTGGTGGTAGCGCAAGCAATGATGTGCGCATCGACAAGGGCTTGAATAGCCTTGTTTTGCTTATTGATATTAGAATCACGAAGGGCTTTTTCTTTGCCGATTGTGGTTTCGAAAGTAGAGACAATAGTCTCTGAAAGGTTTGCGAACTGTGCCATTTTGATTCCTTTGAATGACGTTGAACTAAATACCGGTAAACAGAATTGTTTGCCGATGTATGAATTGTATATAGTTTTGTATAGATTGTCAAGGGTTATATAAAGGTTTAACCTTAAATCTTTGGAATGATTCGAACCCCACCGCCCCGCCACCCCAAGCTGTGGTGAGTCGGAGTCCCGCCTGCGTATACGCTGAGTGTTGAGTCCTCGACGACCACTTAAAAACCATTACGATACCAAACTATACCCACCCCCTGCCTACAGCGACCCCACCCCCCTTCCATAGGAAAAGGCCCCCCATCAAAAATAAAACACACAATAAAAAATTACATATATAATTTGCCAAACTAACGGCTGCTACTCCGCCTATGTACACACCAGTCATTGACTTTAATATTCCGCTTGCGGATTACTCCCCGACCTTTGAGTCGCTAGAGACCCGCGTGGCCGCAGCCATGGCTGCGTTAGTAGACACTAACAATCTGCCAGCCCCAAACGAAATATCCGAAACGGACAAACACAAAGCCCGCGAGGTATTTATCGGGAACGAGTTGGCGTCAGACGACGACCTGTCGTCCCCCGGCATGGTGGTGTATCTGCAGTCTTTGTTGTCTGAATACGACACGGTAATTGTGAAGTCGGCGCAGCAGATGCGAACCTATGTAACTAATAAGCTACTTGCAGAAACGGCGAATGCTGATCCCCGCATACGGATGAAGTCACTGGAACTGCTGGGTAAGATCAGCGACGTTGGGTTATTTACAGACAAGACAGAAATCACAATGCGCCACCGGCCTACGGAAGAGCTGGAACAGATGCTGCGTGAACGCCTGACTAAAGTGCTGGAAGCGGAAGTTGTAGATAACAGCAAGAAACCGACCACCGGCCAAGTCAAGATAGATATTAGCGACGTTGAAGCAATCTGATGCACCAAACCCTAACTCCAGAGATCATTGAACGGATTTCTAAGAAGCTGCCTGCAGATGAGGCGGTGGAGTTACTTGCCATGTTTGCAGAGTTGGACGGCAGAAAGCGCCAGCAGTTAGCTCAGGATGACTTTTTGTCGTTTATTGCGGCTATTGACCACAACTATAAGTTCGGCACGCACCTAAAAAGGCTTGGAACCTTGCTGATGGAGGTCGAGCAGAACGTCAAGAACCGGATTGCGGTGTCAATGGCACCTCGTATGGGTAAATCCCAGATGATTTCTATCTATTATCCGGCTTGGTACTTGGGAAAACACCCCGACCACAAGGTAATTGTGGCCTCACACACTGCAGATTTAGCGGTTGTAATGGCTCGCAAGGTGCGAAATCTGATCAATACGCCTGAATACAAGGCAATTTTCCCAAACACAAGCATTGCAAGTGACGCAAAAGCGGCTGCGCAGTGGAATACGACCAAGGGTGGCGAGTATTTTGCGATTGGTGTGGGTGGTGCGCTGGCTGGACGTGGTGCCCACTTGATTATTGCCGACGATCCGCTGTCTGAGCAGGACATTAAGGCAGGAAACACCACATCTTTGGACAACGCATACGAGTGGTTCAGTGCTGGTCTGCGTACTCGACTCATGCCAGACGGGAAAATCTGTGTTTTGCACACAAGGTGGCACCAGCGGGACTTGATTGGGCGGCTAATTAAGGATTCCGCCATGAATGAGGGCGGGGACAGCTACGAAACCTTTGAATTCCCTGCAATTTTGAACGAAGGCACGGATAACGAGAAGTCAATCTGGCCAGAGCAGTGGTCAGTTGAGTCACTCCAACAGACCCGGGCGTCGATGCACCACATTATGTGGCAGTGGTACGCTCAGTATCAGCAAAACCCAACCGCAGCCGAAGCTGCAATCATAAAGCGGGACTGGATACGCTGGTGGACTAAGGATGACCCGCCCCCGATAGATTTTATTGTGCAGTCGTTTGATACGGCGCTTACAACCAAGGAGCGGTCTGACTATTCGGTGTGCCATACGTGGGGTGTGTGGACGAATGACGACGATGGCAGCTCTAATGTCATACTGCTGAACAAAGTCAAGGGGAAGTATGAGTTTCCTGAGCTAAAAGCCATGGCGCACGAGCAGTACAAGGTGTGGGAGCCGGACAGTGTGATTGTTGAGGCTAAGGCCAGCGGGCAACCGCTGATTGATGAGATGCGCCGGTCGGGTATATTTGTGCAGGACTTCAGCCCCGGCAAGGGTCAGGATAAAATTGCTAGGCTTAATGCTGTGGCGGATATGTTCGCGTCGGGGCACGTTTGGTTTCCCGAGAATGCGTGGGCTGCTGCCACTGTGGAGGAGATTTTGGCGTTTCCCGCAGGCGAGCATGACGACGAGGTAGACACGATGACACTGGCGTTGATGAGAATTCGCAAGGGTGGGCTATTGCGCTTGAGCAGTGACCACGAGGATAATGACCCCCATTACGCGGCCCGTCGGCAGGCGTATTACTAAGGACTTTAAATGGCTACTAATATGTTCCCTTCACTAAACCCAGCGCCGCTTGGGTTAGATGCACTGGCCCCCGAGATGGACGAGGGACCCGGTATTGAGATTCAGATTGAGAACCCAGAGGGTGTAATTGTTGGCATGGACGGGCTAGAGATTGACCTGATGGAGATTGTCAAGGGTGGTGAGGACGACTTTGACGCTAACCTTGCTGAAGAAATGGACGAGGGCGAGTTGCAGAAACTTGCCAGTGACTTAGTCGAGATGGTGGATTCAGACATTGGCAGCCGCAAGGACTGGGTTGAGATGTATGTAAAAGGTCTTGATGTTTTGGGGATGAAGTATGAGGAACGTACTGAACCGTGGCTCGGTGCTTGCGGTGTTTTCTCAACGGTACTCACAGAAGCTGCTGTACGGTTCCAAAGCGAGACTATCATTGAAACGTTCCCTGCTCAAGGTCCGGTCAAAACCGAGATCATCGGCGCAATTGATAGGCTTAAAGAGGAGGCTGCTGAGCGTGTCCGGGAGGACATGAATTACCAGTTGACCGAAGTGATGTCTGAGTATCGCCCTGAGCATGAGCGCATGTTGTATTCACTGGGTTTGGCTGGGTCGGCGTTTAAGAAAGTTTACTTTGACCCTAGTTTAAATCGCCAGATCGCAGTGTTTATTCCTGCGGAAGACATCATTATTCCGTACGGTGCGTCGAGCTTGAAGACATCTGACCGCGTTGCGCACATCATGCGTAAGACCAAGAACGACATGAAGAAGCTGCAGGTAGCGGGCTTTTATCGTGATGTCGAGTTGGGTGAGCCGCAAGTCATACACACGGACATTGAAAAGAAAAAGGCGGAAGACCAAGGCTTTACGCTTACAGATGACGACCGCTATCAAATCTTGGAAATCCACGTTGACTACGACCTCCCCGGTTATGAGGACGAGGATGGGATTGCACTGCCGTATGTGGTGACAATTGATCGTGGCACTAATAAGGTGTTGGCTGTTCGCCGTAACTGGAACCCAGAAGACGAGCGCAAACTAAAACGCGACCACTTCGTACAGTACACATACATACCCGGCTTTGGGGCTTATGGCTTAGGTTTGATCCACTTGATCGGTGGCTACGCACGCGCGGGTACATCTATCATTCGTCAATTAGTTGATGCGGGTACGTTGGCTAACTTGCCCGGTGGTTTGAAAGCACGCGGTTTGCGTATCAAAGGAGACGATACTCCGATCAACCCCGGTGAGTTCCGTGATGTAGACGTGCCTAGTGGGTCAGTGCGCGATAACATTATGATGCTGCCGTACAGCGAGCCGTCACAGACACTGCTTGCACTGCTAAACCAGATCACTGATGAAGGCAAACGCCTTGGCTCTATTGCTGATATGAACATCAGCGACATGAGTGCGAATGCTCCGGTGGGTACCACGCTTGCGTTACTCGAGCGTCAGCTAAAGACAATGTCTGCTGTACAAGCCCGCGTGCACTACAGCATGAAGCAAGAGTTTAAACTTTTGCGCGACATCATCCGCGACTACACACCAGATCAGTACAGCTTTAATCCATCAAGCGGCGACCGCATGGCTAAGCAAGAAGATTACGACATGGTGGACGTAATCCCAGTCAGCGACCCCAACAGCGCAACGATGGCTCAGCGAATTATGCAGTACCAAGCGGTGATGCAGTTGGCGCAACAAGCCCCGCAGATTTATGACCTGCCTATACTGCACCGCCAGATGATTGAGGTGCTGGGCATCAAGAACGCAGACAAGCTTGTGCCAACCGATGATGACATGACACCCCGCGATCCCGTGTCGGAGAACATGGCGTTCCTCAATGGCAAACCTACCAAAGCGTTTATCTATCAAGACCACGATGCACACATTGCTGTTCACACCAGCATGATGCAGGATCCTCTGTTAATGGCGCAGATTGGTCAGAACCCACAAGCCCAGAAGATGATGGCCGAGATTCAGGCACACGTCTCAGAACACTTAGCGTTTGCGTACCGCAAAAAAGTGGAAGAACAACTTGGCGTGCCACTGCCACCACCCGACGAAGCGATGCCAGAAGACGCGGAAGTTATGTTGTCACGTCTGGTTGCCCAAGGCGCACAACAGGTGTTGGCTGCAAGCAAGGGTCAAGTCGCTCAGCAACAAGCGCAGCAACAGATGCAGGACCCCGTTATGCAGATGCAGCAGGCTGAGTTGGCGATCAAGAAACAAGAAGCTGACACTAAAGCGCTTAAGGTCAAGGGTGACTTGCAGCTTAAGGCTGAGGAGTTGTCACTCAAAGCGCAAGAAAGCGCAGCAAGAACAGGTGAAGACCCAGCCATGGCATCAATGCGCTTACAGCAAGAAATTATGCAGGCGCAGGAGTTACACGGTATGGAGATGGCTGCTAAACGGATGGAGCTTGAACAAGCTCAGGCTCAGCAACAGCAAGCCATGGCCCACGGCGGGCAAGTGCATGCTCAGAAGTTAGTCCACGGCGGACAGGTGCACCTGACTAAGATGCGCCAAGCGGCGATGGCTGCTGAGAAAGCGAACAACACACCCGATACAAAGGATGAATGATGGCCAATCTGCTTGAAGTTTTAGACGGCAAACTAAACGAACACGTCAAGCAGTTGGTTGACGTAATTAGTGCTGGTGGAGCTAAATCCCATGAGCACTATAAGGAACTGTGCGGAACTATCCGAGGTCTGCAAACCGCACAGTATGAACTTGCTGACCTCGTGCGAAAAACTAAGGATTATGACGATGACTAATTTCGACGTTAGTGCGGTCAATCTCAGCGGTGTGCTAAATACCAACGCTGAAGAAAAAGCCAAACAAGTGCCGGACCCCGTAACGTATCACTTGCTGTGTATGTTACCCAAAGCTGAAGAAGAATTTAGTGAGACTGGAATTCTAAAGTCCGCTACAGCTATGTACCACGAGGAGCTTCTATCCCCCGTGTTATTTGTCGCAAAGATTGGCCCCGATGCGTTCAAAGACCAAGCCCGATTCCCATCTGGCCCAAGCTGCAACGTTGGTGACTTTATTTTGGTTCGCCCAAACACCGGCACCCGCATGAAAATTCATGGCACCGAATGGCGTCTAATTAACGATGATTCCGTACAAGCCGTTGTGCAAGACCCTCGTGGTATCCAGCGTCCAACTTAAGGAGTAATCATGGCAGAAATTGAAAAAACAGAGTTTGAGTTTCCTGATGAAGTCGAAGTCAACGCCCGCAAGGGTGGCAAGGTTGTAGAGCCTGAGTCCGACGAACCGGAAATTGAAGTCGTAGACGACACCCCGGAAGAAGATCGTGGGCGCAAGCCTATGACTGAACCTCCCAAAGAGGTGACGGATGATGAGTTGTCAAAGTACGACGAAAGTGTTCAAAAACGTATTAAACACTTTACAAAAGGCTATCACGACGAGCGCCGCGCTAAAGAAGCGGCTGAACGTGAAAAAGAAGAAGCACTGCGGTTTGCCCAGTCTTTGGCTGAAGAAAACAAAAAGCTCAAGGGATCTGTTAACCAGAACCAAACGGCGTTGATAGAACAAGCCAAGAAAGTGGTGGCCAACGAGCTTGAAACTGCAAAACGTCAGTACAAAGAAGCTTATGAAGCGGGTGATTCCGACGCTTTGGTAAACGCTCAAGAAGCGCTTACTACCGCCAAGATGAAATCGGAAAGAGTAAATAATTTTAAGCCGACCCCTTTACAAGAAGAAAAAACTAATGTACAACCCGCATATCAGCCCCAACCGGCTGCGCCCGTAGACGAAAAACTGCTTGCATGGCAAGACCAAAATCAGTGGTTTGGGTCCAACAAACGGATGACAGCTTACGCCCTTGGCTTGCACGAGGACTTGGTTGGGGAAGGGATTCCAGCAGGCAGCGAAGAATACTACAAACGTATCAACGCTGACATGCGCGAAAGGTTCGCCGACCAGTTTGGAGCCGACGAACCCGTTGATGCTAAACCTCAACGAACTAAATCCAACAATGTTGCACCTGCAACGCGTAGTACAGCACCGCGCAAAATCGTGCTTACGCAGACACAGG